CGGTCGTTGTTGATGTCGTACTGACGTACGATACGCAACGAGATGCCGTTGTGGACTTGGCGTGAAGCCATGTCAACGCCCTGTGGCAACAACAAGTCAGCGGTCGCAAAAGCGATTGCATCTTTGTGGTAAACCAAGTTCTGTGGGTAGCTGGTAAGGGCTGAACCAAGCATGGTGACAGCTTTACCGGCAACAGGGAACGAATCAACAGTAGCCAATGCGTTAGCAGGCGTGTAGATTGCTGGGCTGATGCTCAGAGTTGCGGTCGAAGAACCTGTACCAACAGCAGTTACTGTGAACTGTTGCAGGCTGCCCGTCGATTCGCGTGTCTGTGGGTTAACCGCGTAGCAATCAGCGATTGTGAACACGTCGCCGATGTTCCAGACTTTGCTTGAGCCGGTAAAGCTAATGCCGAGTGAAGCTGCGCCCTGTGTAGCAACAGTTGACGTAACAGTGATCGTTGTGCCCCAGTCGCCAGTCAAGTGGTTCTTAATCGACTGGCTCATGTTGATCTCGTCCAGACCCAAAATGCCTTCGCCCATCATGCCGCTCTTGAACTGACGGCTGATAGTACCGGTTGGGTTAAACAGACCTTTCATGCCTTCAACCAGGCCTGCGTTAGCAGCTGGGTTGACGGTAGCGTAACGCTGATCCATCGGTGTAGCAAACTCGTTCAGCTTCTGGTTAGCTTGGAGCAGTACCAGTGAAGTTGAAGGCGTTGTGCCAGGTGTGCCGACTGAGTTGTAGATGCCTTTGTATGAGTTTGCAACGTCTGCGTCAACAGAAGATGCCAACTGGCTTACGCGAGGCTTCAGAACACGTTCTGCAAAATCATCCAGCTGCATGGTCAATTCAGCAGAGGTGAAGTTCACGCCGATGTGTTTCTGTGAAGAAACAGTCAGGGTTGTGTACTGTTCGTTGTCGTCCTGAACTTGCAGGGCAGCACCGTCAGTCACCAGCGCGCGATCGGGCAGGCGGATACGGAGGGTTGAACCAATTTTGGCGCCTTCAACAGCGAAGGAGTCGTCATATTGGCGGTTGACGTTACGTGTGAGCACCAGGTTGTTCTCGAGGATTTCGAGAGACTTGCGGGTGATCATGTCGATGGTAAGAATCGAGTTACTCATGATGTTTCCTAAAAAAGTAAATTAGCGGTTTCGCGCTTCAAGCTTTTTCATCTGTCGCTGGCGATCCGCTTCAATCCATTCTGATGTGCTCATTGATTTAATTGAGCGTGGGTCAGTTGTATCAAAGTTAGGAGAACCAGTGCTTCGTGCCGTGACAGGACTAATAGGCGAGGGCGCATTGGATGTCTTTTTAACCGGTGGATCAGCTGCCAATTTGGCTTCGATTTTACCGATCTCTTTAGCCTGCAAGATAGGGTCTAAACGTGAGATACGTTCAGCTTCTCTTGGATTTGCCCCTAAGTGGTAAGCCACTTCTGGACCAATATCAGAGTACTGAATCGCTTTCGCCATCGCGGTAGTGATTGCTAAGTTCGGGTTATAAGCGACTTGTTCAAAGTCAGAATATTTAGCCTTCGCTTCGTCTTCTCTATCGTGATACTGTTCAAGAACCTCTGACTGCTGCTTTTGCTGCTCACGTTGGCTGATAATTTGTTCGGCTTTCTGATACGCTAATGCTTCGGCGTAATCTTCAGTTGAAGCAAATTGCTCAGGTGCAACAGGCGCTGCTGGGGCTACAGGCTGAGATGCTCGTTCGCGTTCCCACTTTCGTTGCTCTCTTGCGAGTCTTTTGCCGATGGCGGCATCTAATTCTTCTTGTGAGAAGGTTTTAGGCGCTGCTTCAGCTACTTCCGGCGCTTGTACTTCAGATACCGATTCTGCCGTAACTATCGGTTCTGGCGCGGGTACTTCCGCTAAGGTTACTTCTTCTGACATTTTTGTTTCCTAAGAAACCCTGGTGGATCGCACCAGTACGATAATTATAAAGTAAATCTTATGCAACAGCTAGACTTTGCCCTTGCTGATATAAGTTTGTGCCGTCTGAACGGAATACAAAATAATCTTTAGCTGCGGCGGCTGTGGACAACATAGGAGCAACACCACCTGCCCACTTGAACACTGAGTTCCATGTGAGCGTGTTAGAACCACCGTTTTGAATGACAGCTAATGCGTAGAATGCACCATCTACAAGACCTGTTGGTGCGCCCATTGTGCGGTTTGTGCTGACAAACGTAAACGTAGCTGTTTGAGCAGCATTTGCAGCCCAAGCAACTGTTGCTGCATCGGTCAAAGCGACGTTACCAAAATACTGTTGAGCAGTAAAGTTAGTCGCTGTTGCTGGAGCAACATAATCGCTACCGGCTGAAGCCGCTGACAGTGCTGTGCCGTTGCCTTTTAATACACCAGTGATTGATGTCGTTAAAGTCAATGCAGGTGTAGCACCACCACTTGATGATCCTGTGAATCCGTTAGCTGATACGACTGACACAGCAGTAACTGTGCCTTTGCCATTAAACGTATTCCAATCGGTTGAGGTTAAATAACCGTCAACGGACGTAGTGGCCGCTGCCATTGAAATAGCAGGGGTAGCACCACCAGAAGATACAACCGGTGCTGTGCCGGTCACAGAGGTTACTGTACCAACGCTAATTGAACCGCCAAGGCTTGTGCTTGTGCCGTTGATCGTAATGGCTGAGTTAGCCAATTGCGCGTTAGAAATTGTGCCTGACAGATCGGTGGTCGGAATAGTCGCCGATGCGGTCATGGCAGATGTGCCATTGCCTTTGACGTAACCCGTTAAAGTTGTTGCACCCGTACCGCCATTGGGTACAGCAAGTGTGCCGCCAAGGGTTAGCGTACCAGACGCCGTAATTGGCCCACCCGTTAACGTCAAGCCTGTTGTACCACCAGAACCATCAACAGAAGTCACTGTACCCGCACCGCTTACAGAAATCCAAGCAGGCAAGCCAGATACCAATGAAAGCACTTGCCCATCCGTACCTTTGGCGAGTAAAGAAGTTGCACCAGCAGCTGTCTGATAAGGCATTGAGCCAGACAGACCACCTGCAATGTTTGTTGCGCTACCGGCGTTGCCAGTAATTGACCCAACAATGGCGGTGGATACAGTCAATCCTGTCAATGTACCGACAGTCGTAATGCCTGTGTACGAACCAGAAAGCCTAGCTGCATCAAGAATACCGCTTGTAACTTGAGTGGCATCAATGTCAATCGGCTGGTCAAAAACTGAAGTAATTTGACCTCTTGCATTGACCGCAAGTGTCATATTGCGTGCTGCCGTGCCATACGTTCCAGCGGTGACAGCAGTATCCGTAATCTTAAATTCGTGACCCGTTAAGGTCAGGCCGGTTCCAGCTGTGTACGCATCCGCAATAATCGAATTATCGACGTATGCTTTGTTGGCTATATCAAGTGCTGAAGATGGCGTAGTCGTAACTTGACCAGAAAATAGCAGTGCATTACCTGATACTACAAGGTTATCAAACGTCTGTGTGCCTGTGCCATCATCATAGAGAAGCGTACCATCAGCCGCAGGGATAATCAGAACTTTATTTGATCCGGTATCAGCAGCGTCAAGCGTGACCGTACCACCAGCTAAACAATTAAAAATGGCGCGGCTCATGGCTTTTCCTTATTCGTAAATAACAGTCGCAGTAACAGTGCCGCTAATCACGACATTTAGCCCTTTATTGAAAAAGGCTCCGTCCACACCAAGAGGGTAAAAAGTAGCGGCAGCTGGAGTAAACACGCCTAATAGTGTGTTGGTTGTGCCGCCTGCCGGCTCGTCATAAACAGTAATGGTAGGTGTGCCAGAAGCTGCACTTACAAAAATGCCTTTAAGCTTTCCTGCGCCAACTTTGACCTGTTTGGTCTCTGAGATATATGTAAAATTTGCCATGATTTAAGCCTGATAATTTTTAACGAGCAAGATTTGAATAATGGTAGACACAAAATTGTTTGTTGCCGTGCCCATAGCCTCTGCCATAATCAATGTTTTTTCAGGAATTCTGATTGGGTACACAGGGTTAAATTCTACAATTCCGTTATTAGCAACGGCAGAAACTGTAGCCATCTTGACGCCGTTTGTACCAGTAATTGTCACTCTGCCCCACACAGCGTTTGTACCGCTTGCTTGACCAAATGTAAGTCGTGAGTA